GTTCGATTCACTAATTTCTAAAACCAATACTTGGAACTAATTTATGCATTAATGAAGCTCCACATAATAAAGCTAAAATCCATAACTTCTTTTCTATTCCTTTATATGCTCTTTTTGAATTTAGATTCTTTAACTTATATCCAGCATATACTCCTGATGCATAATCAATTAACATTAACCCCATTAAAACCTTTGCTAAGGTATCAAACCCACCAATAAGCCAAATTAAAAAAGCAATAAAATATGCCCACATTTTTACTATAAATGCCCCCACTATACCAACCCCTAATTACAATTTAAGTATCTTTTTCCAATGACTATAATAAGATATAGCTTCATCTGTTTTATCTATTACTGCCTTATCTTTATAGCCTTCATTATCTTTTTTCTTTCTCCAGGAAGTTTCTCCAAATAGCCTTACAGCTCTATACATAGCTTTTCTTTTTAAAAATCCCACATTCAATTCTCTCATAATATGTAAGAAAATTTTATCAGCTAAAGTTCTATTTATTCCTGTTGTATTGTGTTCACTGTAAAGAAAATCATGAATAACAGCAGCTGGAGTATATTTTCCAAATGGAGGGAATATAGTCCAAAATGAACGAGGAACAGAAGCTAAATCTGTAATAAAGCCTTTGGGTACAGTAATTCTGTACCCATTAACTTCATAAATATAATCCTGGAATAACTCATGTCTTTTTCCATCATAAAGTGGATGTGTCACTAGTTTTGTTATCTCCATTATCTTTCCCCTCTTTTAATTTTTTAAAAATTGGTTGTAGTTCTTTTACTACTGCTTCTATTGTATTTTCATTAATAAAAATTCTTACATGAGGTGGTAATTTAGAAACAAATTCTTGAACTGCTTTCTTTTTAAGGTTTCCTAGACCTTTTCCTTGTATAGCCAATTCTTGTTTCATTACTTCATTTCTTACTTCAGTTGTTGCTTCTTCCTTTCCTTTATATCTCCAAGTCAATGCAATATAAGTAACTACTGAAAATATATATCCTAAAACTTGCCAAATTAATTTTTTATCCATAACTAAAAACCTCCTAAATTCTCATACTATTTATAAAATCAACTATAAAATGTGCCATTTTTCTTACATCTTTAAATTTACTTGCTTCTTCGTTAGTTCCGAAGAAGGGTTCAACCAAAACATAAGTACAATTTGTATTGCATATTCCATAACCTCCTCTCGTTTTGGAATCAGTAATGAGGATTAATCCCTCTGTTTCTACTGTCTTTTCTATCATTACTTCCTTACCATTTTTATCTATTTTCTTTTCTTTTAATTTGTTCCATTCTTTTCTTATATTGCTTCCATATTCAGCTTTTAATTTATTCATAAAAGTTGTAGCAATTTTTTTAGCTTCCTCATTTTTAAAATAAACTAAACTTTCGCATCCTTTTGCTTGTGGCGAAGCTGCATTAAAATGTAATTCTAAAATAAAATTGTAATTATGTTTATTAATTTCAGTTACAACAGGTTTCATTTCTTGAATATAGTTTTCTTCAGGTTTTCTTGAATAAATATCAATACTATCATCTATTTGATTAATTTCATCACATACATTTCTCCAATATTCATATTCTGACAATCCTAAATATATACTGTGAGCTCCTTTTCCTCTTGGATTATGTCCAATCACTAATGCAAATTTTTTCATATTTTACCTCTTTTCTTTTTATTCCCATTTAATAGCTTCTAGTTCTTCAACATTTTTAACTTTTAATATTTTTTTAGTTATAGCAGTGTATTTATTTTGTGCAGTTATAACTCTTAATATCCAAGAAAAATAAATTAAATTTAATTCTCCAAGAGGTATATCTACAACAGAATCATCTTTTAATCTCCAAGGAGTTGTTAAAGTTTTTAAAAGATTTTTTAGCTTTCCAACTTTCATTGCACCTTTTATTTTTTCTTCCAGTTCTTCAGTAATTGGTATTCCCAATGTTACTAAGGCTTGTTTAATTACATTATAGTCTTCTGTTTCTCCAGCAATGTCTAACGCCATTTTTACACGCATAAAATTAATCTCATCATATTCTTTCATTTGGAAAATCTTACCATCATGCTCATAAGAACCAAACATCTTGTCTAACAGAATTTCTCTGAACTTGTGTTTGAAAGTTCTTTTAACATCTTCCATATTTATATCCCAAGTATGAGTTATAGTGTTCCAGATATGATAAGAGCTTGGCTGTGGAATAAATTTTAATTTTTTATTTTCAATATACTCCCCAGGTGTTAATTGAATTTCAATATCTTCTTCTATAAGCTCATTTCTAGTCATTTCTCTTATACTATTAGTTGTTGCATCATAAGTTGGATATTTGAATGGTTCACTTTTCTCAACTACTATATAGTCATCTTTATTTAATTCAGGATAATCTAAAAATAAATTATTATCCATAAAATCTCTAACTTCGTTTGCTGTTAGATTTACTGTAAACTTTATTTCTGCTTTTTTTTGCTTTGTATATATGTAGAACATAATTTTCTCCTTTCAATTTTGAATAGATTTTCAAATTTATTCAGATTTTTATAATTAAAAATGTACTTTTAAGAGTTTTTTATATAAAATTCTTAGATTTTATATTTAAGAAAATCTATAAAAATAAGTTCAAAGTTACAAAATTTATTCTAAATTTCTTTATAAATTTGAAAATCTCCATACTTTTTTGCTAAAAAATACCTAATTTTTTCCTTGCTACTATAAGAGTATTTCTTATTTCTGTAGCACTTGTTTTTTGTATATAATGTTTACTTGTAACTCCACTACTGCTATGATTTGCATAACTAGAAGCAAGTCCTAATCCAGCTAAATTATTAATAAGATTTATGGCTGTTTTTCTTAATGTATGTGGATATAAATCTTCTATCCCTAGTATCTTCCCTAGCTTTTTTATTCTTTGCCTAATTGCTCCCTGTGTCATCTGTCTATATTCTTTCCTATACCTTGTAATAAATAACCATTCAGATGTAATTCCTTTTTCTTCTCTTTCTTTTAACCATAATTTAAGTAATTCCTTACATTTTTGAAAAAAGAAAGCATTTACTATATAACCTTCTTTTTCTTTAACATCTGTAAAGTATCCATTTTCCAAGTCTAATTGCTCTAATTTTAAGTTTTGAATTGCTGATATCCTACAGGCACTATCTAAGAATAGTTCCCATAAAATTCTATCTTGTAAATCATATTTTTTAGTTTCAACCTGCATATATAAACGAACAGTCAGTATTTGCTCTGTTGTTAAAAAATAGCTATTCCTTATCTTATCTCTTTCTGTAAATCTTAATCTATCTAATTTCTCTGAAAATGGATGATATTTAATTTTATTTCTTCTAACACACCAGGCATAGAATGTTGATATTGCAGTGGTCTTATTCATTAAAGTTCTTTTACTATTTCCTAAATTCCTACAATAATTTCTATAATTTTCTATTATGCCAGGCATTTCTAATAAAGTGTCTTTACTTAATAAAAGCCTGTTTTTATAAGTTTTTTGAAACCATACCAGGAATAATTTAAAATTATTGCAATATGTTTTATAAGTTGTTTCCCAAGTTTCCCAATTACTGCTCTTGCAACTGTTTAAATACTCCAAATAAATTTCCACATTTTCTTTTTTTAGATTTTCTAAAATCATTAATTGCATAATTAAACCTCCTATTTTTGATAAGTTAATTATACAATTCTTAAAATAATGGAAAATTTCTACACATATAGAGAGTTTAATAATTATGCTCAAATAAAAGATGTAACAAGTATTACAGCTAGGGTATATACAGTTGGAAATTTAGCAATTACAAATATAATAGTTGAAACTCCTAAATTGATTGGAAAAACAACAATAAAATTTCCAATTAAGTATAAAGCACCGCCATTTGTAACTTTCCAAGATAATGATACTGCCTCAACTCCACCTGGACCTCTTGGAATCAATTGGACTAATTTGGATTCAATTGAAGTACAAGGTTTTAATGGTGGTTTCACAATGTTAGTAGTTGGAGCAATTTAACTTAACTATTTACAGATAAAATTTGTGCAATAAAATTATTATCAGCTGTAGAATTTGTAACAGTAGAATGAGTAATTGTTATTACATTATTTTTAAAACTTAAAACAAATTCTCTTGTATCAGAAGTTATACCTACTGTAAATGCAATATCCCTATTTCTTATAATTTCTGTTCTTAATATGATTGGAGTAAAATAGTAAAAATTATTATCATCAGCATAATTTATTCCTATTATTTCTATAAATTTAGAGTTACTAGGAATTGTCCCAAGTGTCTGTCCTTTTGTTGCAGCTCTACCCTTAAAAATTTCAGAATATTTAAATAGATTTTCCACTGTGGAAAATCTATCAAATTTTAGAAGTGAAACTATAACAATTAATAGTACTAATGGCATTCTAAACCAATCATTTAAATTAATAGCAGCTGGGAAAATTAGAATAATCAGTTTTATGAATATTCATGTTAAAAATGATTATGAAACAGATTATATTTTACCTGATTGGTTTTTAACAAATACTGAAGATGTTAAAGCTTCTTGTACAAATGGTACTGGGGGTGCTACTGGTGAAGTTGCAGAAATCCATTTTGAACCTTCAACTAAAAAATTAAAATTTTATCCAGCTCTTAGACAAGGATTTTCTGGAAATCTACAGCTATCAGGTCAAGTTATTTCTGTCACTAAGGATTAACAATATAAGCTATTGTAGTTTGTAAATTCTTTACATTTACTCCAGCATTATTGAAAGTGTAAAACTTTCCTTGAGGAGTTAATTTTAACCAATGATAATCCATTTTTATTCCACCTGTGCTAGCAGTTCCAGCTAAATATACATCTGTTTTAGGTCTAAAATCTGCTGGTAAATCTGACCCAGGCATAAGAATATTTGCTCCTGCTAATCTTGCAAATTTAATTTCCAATATACATATATTAAGTATTTTTAATACTGTGTAATGTATAAACATATCTGCATTTACATTTTCCGTATTATGGTAACTGTAAGTTTTAATATTGTATAGATTTTCCACAGTGGAAAATTTGTCAACTTTTAAAATTCAAGAAATGTATTCAACTCCTGCTGGAGTTAAATTTACTATATTTCAGTATGGTAGTTTAATTCTTATAGCTGCATATACATCTGGTACAGAAAAATTAAATTATGGAACTACATATAAATGTAATTTGCCTTATGATTGCTATAATACAGCAGCAGCTATAACAGGAAATAATGGAAGTAGTGGACAATTTAGCTTGGTTAACAATGTTTTAATGGTTAACTCTACTGATAATCAAGTACCTCTTAAAAATACATTTATGGGGCAACTAACAACTTTTTTAAAGTAAAATTTAAATTCTAGCAATTATTAAGTAAGAAACTGTACCTCTTCCACTTGAAACTATATTTGACTTTATTGAAAGTGTTGTTGGAGAGGTCATTAATGCCGAAACTGTTGTATTAGTCAAATTCAGATTAACTTCTCTCCAGGAACAAATAACATTTGCATTTTCCCAGTTTCGGATGCTTTCTCTAATTTCAAAATTTTGAATTGAGCTTGTTCCAAAAATATAGTTAAAGCTTCCATAAACAATAATTCTATTAAACAACTCAAAATATCCCCCATTTTGAGCTCCATAGGTATCAGTTTTGATTAAATTTTCCACAGTGGAAAATTTAATCAAAATAAAAAGTTACACTATAAACACAAAAGATATTATGACTGTTCAAACAAATGCTGGGACATATGTTATTACTGAAATTGGAATTCCTAACTTTAAAAATAAAATTGGAATTCCTAATAACTCTACAATAGTATCTGTGAGTTCAGCACAAAGTCCTGGATATTGTGAATATTGTACATACAACTATGATGAAGATTCAGCTTATGTTGGAAATATTGTAAACTCAGCTAATCCTAGATGGGTAACTATTAATGTCACATATATCTAATAGTTAAATAGTTCCTACGATAGTTAATTCCAAAGATTGATTTCCTGATGCATATAATTTCACTTGTTTAGTAGCAACTATTTTAGAATAATAGTCATGAACTACTTGTCGCATAAGGTGTTCTGCTGTTTGACCTTCTGTTATATATCCTGTAAGAGATATAAAAAATATATTTTTAAAATCACTTTCAACATTTACTGTTCTGACCCCTACTGTGTTGGGAGTACAGTTTATAGTTTCTATACAAATATTACCTATTGTAAATATTTTATTATTTTTAACTTTAATGAAATTTTCCAATTTCTTACGATTTTGATAAATAGATAATTCTTCAAAGTCTGCATTTGGAACACTCACTCTACTAGTTTGGCTTTTTAAACAATAGTAATATTTTTGATTTCTTGGAAAATAATATACATTTCTTGCCACTGCCTGTTCAACAGGAAACTCTCCGTTATTTTGTCCTAAAATTCCATTAAGATTTTGTATTAATTGATTTTCTTTATTATTAAGACTTTCATATAAGTATTTCCAAGTTATTGGAATTAATTGTTCATCAGGAGTTCCTGATGTTGCTTCCCAAGTTCTATTTCCACCAATATTTTTATACCAATGTCCATTATCTGCTAGATATTGTTTATCTGCTTCTAAGTTATTTCTTCCTTTCAAAGTACCAACAGCTGTTAATCCTGTTTCTGTATAGACTGTCTCGATTCGCCCTATAGTGAGTGTCA